CTGTCCTCTCTCTCCCCGCGCTGAATCCGCTGAAATCCGCGACGGACCGTCACGATGAGTCGCCTTTCGATGCCTGGCCAGGCCACTCTCTTCGATCTTCCGGCCACCGCGGCCAAGCGGCGCCGGCCGGATCCTGAGCCGATCGTGTGGCCCGGCGGTGTGCGCCCGTGGGACCCGATCGATGAGGACGACTTCTGGCTCGGCGTCGACTTCCCGTGGATCACGCCACGCCGAGCGCGGGACGTCAGGCTGGGCAGATGACCACAGATGATCTTGCAGAAGAGGAAGACGGCCCGGTGTTCACCTCGCACCGGGCCGCGTTCGACCACGCGCTTGACACCGCGCCGCACCTGCCGCGGGACCTGGCCGCCGTGCACCTGGCCCGCACGTACGCGGCGATGCTCGACGACGCCCTCGACCGGCTCGCCGAGCGGCAGGAGGAAGACGAAGACGACGACGGCTCTCGCGCGTTTGCCCGGGTAGTCGCCATCATCACCAAGATCGGCCCGCGCTACGAGGCGGTGCTCGACAAGCTGGGCATGTCCCCCGGGGCCCGCCCGGCCGTACGTGGAGGGGAGCCACACGGTGTCGATCCTGCCGCTGCCGCGCTCGACGGCCTCCGAACCGGAGACGCTCCCCCTGGGGTCGATCCGCCCGCGGGTCTGGACCCCGCCGTTGCGGAAGCTCTCGCCGGCGAGTAGCTACGGCTACGCCGTGATCCGGTTCGCCGCCGAGGTCCTGAGAATGCCGCTGGACCCGTGGCAGCAGTGGCTCGTGATCCACCTCGGTGAGCTGCTGCCCGACGGCCGGCCCCGCTTCCGGCAAGCCCTGGTCCTGGTCGCTCGGCAGAACGGCAAGACGCACCTGTGTGTCGTCCTCGCGCTGTTCTGGATGTTCGTGGAGAAGTGGCCCATGGTGTTCGGCACGTCGACGAACCTCGAGCAGGCCGCGGAGCCGTGGGAGGTCTGCTGCGACCTGGCCATTGCCACGCCCGCCCTGGCCGCCCTGCTGCCGCGCGACGCCATCCGCAAGGCCAACGGGCAGCAGGTCCTGCGGACCACCGACCGGTGCCGGTACAAGATCGGCGCGGTCAACCCGAAGGGCGGCCGCGGCAAGTCCATCGACCGGATGATCGGCGATGAGCTGCGCGAGCACCGGAACTGGACCGGCTACCGGGCGGCGTACAACGCGATGAACGCCCGGCCGAAAGGTCAGGCGGTGTTCATCACGAACCAGGGTGACGACGGCTCGGTGGTGCTGAACACCCTGTACGAGGCCGCGCTCGAGTTCATCACCAGCAACAACGGCGATCAGGGGCTCGGGATCTTCGACTGGTCCGCGCCGCCCGGGTGCGCCGTCGACGACGTCGCCGCGATCGCCGCCGCCAACCCGAACATCGGCCGCCGGCGGGCGTCCGGTGAGCTCGCCATGGACTGGGACACCGCGCTGGGCCCGGCGCGCCGGCTCGCTCTGCCGTCCGCGGACCCGCAAGAGGTCGCCGGCTACCGCACCGAGGTCCTGTGTCAGCGGGTCAAGAACCTGGACCCGGCCATCAACGAGCAGGCATGGGCGGCGTGCCGCGTCGACGGCGACCTGTCCGAACTGCGGTCGCGGCTGGCCGCGTGCGTCGACGTCTCCCCGGACATGCGCCACGCGACCCTGACCGTCGCGGGGATGATGCCCGACGGCCGGGTCCGGGTCGAGGTCCCCGGCGTCGACGTCCCCGGCCGGGGACGGTTGCTCGGCGCCTGGTCCGGTCCTACCGCGGTCGCGGACATGCAACGAGACCTCCCGGCGATGATCCGCAAAATCCGGCCGCAGGTGTTCGGCTGGCTGCCGGGCGGTCCGGCAGCTGCGGCCGCAGCCGGTCTCAAGGCCCGGAAGGGCCGCACCGTGTGGCCACCGCCCGGCACGACCGTGCAGGAGATCACCGCGGAGGTCACCGCCATCTGTATGGGATTGGCCGCGGAGGTCGACGCGCACCTGGTCGTACACGCCGGGGATCCGCTGCTGGATGATCAGGCCCTGGCCGCCGGCAAGAAGCAGATGCCGGGTGACGTGTGGCGCTTCGACCGCTCCGGTGACGGGCACGTCGACTCCACCTATGCCGTCGCCGGCGTCGTCCACCTCGCGCGGACGCTGCCGGCACCGGTCGGTAAGCCGCGGATTATCGTGGCGACGTCGGCCCGGCGTGCACGGTGACGCGGGTCTGGACGGCGTGCCTTTCCCGCGAGCGGATCGCGGCGCCGCCGGGCCGGCGTGCACGGCGACGCGAGTCTGGACCGCGGCGTGCCTTTCCGCGACCCGCCGTTTCTCCCCCTTCCGGCTGACCGGCGGGGATACCCCCGGCCCGTACACTGCCGATCATGGGACGCGTGGGGGACCTGAGTCGCCGGGCCTGGCGTTGGCTGGCGGTCGCGGACGCCCGTCCGGCCGCGATCGCCTCACGGCCGGCCGGGTACCGGCCGCCCCGGATGATGTTCGACGGCGAGGAATACCGGCCGATCGATCAGGTCATCCGGCAGATGTGGTCCGGTCAGGGCCGCGCCACCCAAGACGAAGCCCTGGCCGTCCCCGGCGTGCTGCGGGCCCGGAACCTCATCTGCGGCATCGCCACATGGCCGGTAGTCGACCTGGACCAGCGCAACGTGCGCCACTCGAACCCGCTGCTGACCCAGCTCGACCCGCACGTCCCAAACGTCGTCGTCCGCGCCCAGATCTACCAGGACCTGCTCTTCGAGGGCGTGTCCTGGTGCCGGGTCCTGGCCACCGACCGGGACGGTTTCCCGACGAGCATGGAACACCTGGACTACAACAGGGTGACGATCCAGCCGATCCGGTACGCCGACGGTCAGTCGCAGCTGCCCGGCTCGTACGTCCCCCGCGAATCCGGGCAGCTGGCCCAGATCTTCGTCGACGGCGAGCCTGCGGACCACCGCACGATCAAACGGTTCGACTCCCCGAACCCCGGCGTGCTGAAAGCCGCCGGGGCGACGATCAAACTCGCGGCGACGTACCGGAACACCGCGGTCCTGTACGCCGCGGATCCGCGCATGGACGGTTTCCTCTACCCGAAAGACGGCGCCGACCCACTCGAGGACGATGAGGTCCCCGGCGTGCTGGACGAATGGGAGGCCGCTCGGCGCTCCCACACGACCGGCTACGTCCCGGCGGCGCTCGGCTACGAGCAGGTCGAGAACTTGAGTCCGTCGGACCTGCAGCTGATACAGCTGCAGGAACAGGCCACCCGCGAGGTGGCCCTCGCCCTCGGCCTCGAGCCCGCAGACCTCGGTGTGTCGACGACGACGGAGACGTACTCCAACAGGGTCGACAAGCGCATCGACCGGATCAACGACCTACTCGGCCCGTACGTGACCGCGTTCGACGAACGCATGTCGATGCCGGACATCACCCGCCGCGGCCACCGCGTCTACTCAGACCCGAACGCCTACCTCCGCGCCAACCCCGGCGAAAGGATGGCGTACGCCGCAGCCATGGTCGATTTGGGCGCCTGGTCGCAGGATGATGTGTCCGACGCGGAGAATGTGCCGCGCAAACCCCCGCAGGCCATCCCACGTCAGGCCGGCGGGAACGTGGTGCCGATCCACGGTGCAGGCCCGGCAGCACGGCAACCGTCCCGGCTGGCGGCTTCGACTTCGACGCCGGCCGGGACGTTCGCCGACGACGGCACCGGCGTGCACACCGAGGTCGTATTCCTGGCCGCGGCGTCGCCGGCGAACGTCGCCCGCCGGCAGATCTCCGGCCTCGCCCTCCCGTACGGCCCGCAGCACATCGCCCGTAAGAACGGCCGAAAGTACCGATTCCAACAGGGCTCCATCGTGTGGCCCGCCGGCCGGCATGTGCCGCTGCTGATCGACCACGTCCAGTCCGCGTCGGTCGGTCACTTTCTGGCCATCGACGACGGGCCCGCCGGGACGCACGTCGTCGCGAAGGTTTCGGCCGGCCCCGGCGGCGACCAGGCCCTGACATGGGCGTCGGAAGAGCAGTCCGTCCGGACGGGGCTGTCCGTCGGCGTCGACTTCGACGAGCAGGACTGTCTGCCCGACCCGTTCAACCCCGGCGTGTGGCTGGTGCCGGTCGGCGCCGCCATCGGCAAAGAGATCTCCCTGGTGTCCGTCCCGGCCTACCAGGATGCGCGCGTCACCGCGGTGGCGATGTCATACGGAGGAGACACCATGCACTGTCCGCGTTGCGGCCACCAGCACGCGCCGAGCGTGGCGTGCACCCAGGCCGCCCCCACGACCGGCCCGCAGCAGCAGTTCGCCGGCCAGCCTCAGCAGTTGCAGGCGGGCCCGGACGGCCAGACCCCGCCGCCCGCGCCGGACGCCCCGCCGGCCGCTCCCGCGGGGACGTACACCGCCGATCAGATGATCGGCGTCATCATGCAGATGGCGGCGCAGCAGCAGGTGCCGATGGCGCCGCCCGCCGCCGCGGCGCCCGCGGGGACGGCCGGCCCGGCTTTCGTCGATCCGACGGCCGGGGCTCCGCAGCAGCAGGGCCCGATTCGGCACGCCACCGCCGGCCCCAACGTGACCGCGCCCGTACAGGTGTTCGAAGCCGCGCCGTACCGGTTCGACTCCGAGGGCAACCTCGGGCCGGGACCGGACTACGACCTGTCCGCGGACCTGGTCCGCGCCGGCCGGGACCGCGACGGCGTCGCCTACCAGCGCGTGCTCGGGTTCATGCGGGAGATGACCGTCGGCGAGCAGTACGGGATGCGCCGCCGGCATACTTTCGCCGACGTGGACCGGGCGGACCTGGCCGGCCTGAACCCGACCCGGAACCGGCCCGACATGTGGGTTCCGCAGCGGGACTACGTGTACCCGCTGACCAGGGCCACCCGCCGCGGCACGCTGCAGGACATCACCGCGTTTACCCTGCCGAAGTTTTCGAGCTCGGCCGGCCTGGTCGGCGCGCACACCGAGGGCACCGAGCCGACCGCGGGGACGTTCGTCGTCACGACGCAGACGATCACCCCGACGCCACGCTCCGGCGCGATCGACATGACCCGGGAGGCGTGGGACCAGGGCGGCACCCCGCAGGCCACCGCGATCATCTGGGATCAGTTCGTCCGGGAGTGGAACGAAGAGCTCGAATCCGGCGTGGCGACGTTCCTGAACACGCTGACCGCGGCCACCGACATCGCCCTCGGCGTCCAGGTCGTCGACAAGGCCCTGGCGAAGGCGTGGCGTGCGGCGATCGCCCGCCTGCAGTTCGCCCGCGGCGGCGCCGGCCGGTTCGACACGATGGCCACCGAGCAAGAGCTGTACGTGGCCCTGGCCACCGCGGAGACCGACGACGGCGACCCGATCTTCCCGATGATCAACCCGATGAACCGGGACGGCCGGGCCGCGTCGCGCTACACCACCATCGAAGCCGCCGGCGTGGAGGCGATCCCAGCGTGGGCCCTCGCGTCGACGGCCGGCGCGCTCAACAACAGCTGGCTTTTCGACAGCACGACGGTCCACACGTGGGACACCGGCCCGCAGCGGCTCGAGTTCCCCGGCATCGACGCGTCCGGGAACTACGCCCCGATCGCCTACGTCCGCATCGGTGTTTGGGGATACCAGGCCCTGGCCAACACCGACATCACCGGCGTGCGGCAGGTCACCTACGACACCACCACGTAGGCCCGCAGACGTCGCGGCCCCGGGTCTTCGGAAAGGCTCGAGGGTCGATCCGGGGCGGGACCCGGGGCCGCGGCCACCATCGAAGCGTGAAGGAGTGACACCGTGCTGAGGACCCTTTCGTTCACGTCGCTGACCGTCCAGGTCGGCGCCGCGTGGGTCCTGCGTGTCCTGGTCACCGACGACGGCGTGCCCTCCGGTGACGTGCCCACCGTCGTCGTGACCGCCCCGGCCGGCGCCGCCGCCCCGGTCGACATGGTGGCCACGTGCTGCCCGGGTGTGTTCTCCCTGACCGTCTACCCGGCCGAGCCGGGACGGCACTTCGCGACCGCCGAGCACGCCGAGCACGGCGCCGTGTCGTGGGTCGCCGAAGTCGTCGACGTCGTCGCCAACGACGACATGCCATCGGTGACGACGTGCAACAACTACATCGGGGACCACTCCTACACCGACGAGCAGGTGCAGGAGATGCTCGACCAGGAACGGGACGCACAGTTCCGGGTCTGCCGGGTCCCTGCCGCGTACCCCAAGGACCTGCGCGGCGCCCTGCACAGGCGTGTACAGCGGGCGCTGCACATGCTCGCGCTGGCCCTCGCGGTCCGGGAGACCGTCGACGGCGAGTCGAGCATGGTGGTGCCCGGCAACGACCCGGAAGTGCGGCGCCTGGAGCGGCCCTGGCGACGGCGACCGTTGGGATGAGCGGCCACGGGATCGTCGCTCTGAAGACCGACATCGCCGCCGCGGTGTCCGCGGTCGACGGTGTCACCGGCTACCTGTACGCGCCGACGGTGTGGAAACCAGGCGATGCGTGGGCGCAGTGGGCCGGCGCCGAGCCGGGCGAGCAGGGCCGCTACGCGACCACGTTCACCCACACGTATCGGGTGATCGTGGTGCTGCCCGCGGACCGGGAGACAGCCGACGGGTTCGCCGACGACAAGATGGCCGGCCTCGTCGCCGCGGTCGCGCCGTACCTGACCGTGTCGGAGATCATCTACACGAAGCTGCCCGGCGAGGGCACCCAGGCCGCCTACAACGCCCTGGCGATCATCGGAGAGACGGAGTAACGCCATGGCCCCTGCCGCGAACGCCTACGTGATCAAAAACGCCAACCTGACCATCGATTCGGTGGTGTACGCCAACCAGTGCAGGATCGCCCGGCTCGTCCCCGAACAGGCCGTCCAGACGTACCGGACCCTGGTCCCGGACGGCAACCAGGTCGACGTCGACTCCCCCGCCTGGACGTTCCAGCTGACCGGCCTGCAGGTCAACGCGACCGGCGGCCTCGCCAAAGCGCTGCGGGCCCTGGCCGTCGGCGAGCAGGTCGACGTGATCCTGGCGCCGCGGGACGCGACCGGCGACGACGAGGCCACGTTCACCATCGTCGCGATGCAACCGCAGTTCGGCGGTGAGCAAGGCTCGTGGGCGGAGATCGAGATGGAATTCGGTGTCGTCGGTCAGCCCGTGTTCGCCGCGATCACCCCGTAACGCCCGGCACCACCACGCCCCGGAAGGACCCTCCGCATGGAAATCAACCTCGAGACGAACATGCACTACCTGGTGCACGTGGAAAACCCCGGCCAGTACGGCGGGGACACCCCGGTCCACGTCGACACCGACGGCCGGGACTGGGCCGCGATGGAAGCCAAACAGTTTCCGCCCAGCGCCCTGCTCACCTCGGTGCGGTTCCTGGCCTGGCACGCCCTATGGCGCACCGCGGTCACCCGGCGCACGTGGGAACAGTTCAACCGCAACGACTGCACGCAGGTCGACCTACCGCCGGCAGACGCCGCCGAACCCGACGACGTCGACGGCGAGGATGAGCAGGGCCTGGACCCTGGCCCGACGGAAGCGAACGCGGCCGGCGGATCCACCTCGCAGTCTCGTCGGGGCAACCGTTCGAAGGCCCCGCGGGGATCGTGAACTGGCACGACCGGGACGTAGACACGCTGCAGAAGTTGCTGCACGACATGGCGGCCGAGCGGCGTAAAGCAGCACGACAGGGTGGGGGGTGATCTGGCGGTGGCCGTCAGCGCAGAACAACTCGCGGCGGAGCTGCGCGCGTTCGACGGCCGCCGGCAGATCGTCCGGGCGCTGCGCCGCGGCCTGTCCCGGGTGTCCCGGCCGGCGCTGAAACAGGTCCGGGCGCACGCGGTCGCGATCCTGCCCTCGAGCGGCGGCCTCGGCGCGTGGGTCGCCGCGGCCCGCATGCAGACCAAGATCGGCTACACGTCGCGCAGCGCCGGCGTCCGGCTCCGCGGCACCCGCAAGTCGACCAAGGGCCGATCGGACCTGGTGTCCGTCGACGCCGGCATGGTCCGCGCCCCGGCGTGGGGTCGGCGCAGCCGCGGCAGCTGGCACTCGCAGCCGGTCCCGGCCGGGTGGTGGTCCGACCCGCTGTCCGGCAACGACGAGTGGCGGGCCGCCGCTGATGCCGAGGTCGACGCCGCTCTCGACATCATCCGCAGGGGGTGAGGCATGGCCCGTGATGTCGAATTCAACGTCACCGCGTCCGACCGGACCGGCAACGCGATGCGGTCCGCCGCCCGCGAGCTCGAGAAGACGCAGAAGCGGATCCGTGACGACGCGGAGAAGGCCTTCGGAGGGTTCGGCCGGTCGCTGATCGCCGCCGGTAACCTCGCCGGCCCGAAGGTGGGCCAGGCCATCACCAAAGGCATCGCGCACGCGGCGCAGCTGGCCGGGCCGCTGCTCGCGTCGGCGGCCGCCTACGCGGCGCCGCTGATCGCCGGCACCCTGTCCGCGGCGATCGTCGGCGGCGCCGGCGTCGGCGGTGTCATCGGCGGTGTCCTGCTCGCCGCCCGGGACCCGCGGGTCGCCGCCGCCGGCCGGCAGCTCGGCGATCAGATGTTCGGGGACCTGACCGACGCGGGCCGGCCGTTCGTCGACGAAACCCTCAGCGGCATCGAGCAGGTCCGCGCCGGGTGGCAGCGCGTGCAGGGCAACATCCGCAACATTTTCGCCACGTCGGCCCGGTTCGTCGGACCGCTCACCGCCGGCGTCGTCGCGTTCGGGGAGAGCCTGGTCCGCGGGTTCGACACCTTGATCAGCAAGGCCAATCCGGTGATCAACGAAATCCGGGACGGTCTGACCCGGCTCGGCACGTCGTGGGAGACGTTCGCGGGCATGGTCGCCGGCGACGGCCAGGCCGCCGCGGCGTCGATGCGGCAGATCTTCGACCTGCTGTCCGGCACCCTGCTCGTGCTCGGCCCGATCATCGCCGGCCTGAACGAGATCAATCAGCTCTTCGACGCGCTCGGCGGCGCCGGAATCCTGCAGTTCGTGGCGACCCTGGCCCGCGCCAACGCCGAGGGCCGACAGTTCGGCACGTGGATGGAACCGGCCGCGTCCGGCTTCACCCACGTCAACGGCGCCGCCGCCAACTACGCACAGACCCTCGAGAACCTCGCGGCCGCGCACCGGCGGGTCATCGGCGAGAACAACACCCTGTACTCGGCGACGACGTCCGCCGCACAGGCGTACCGGGACGCGACCGCCGCGGTGAAAGCCAACGGGGAGACCCTGTCCCTGAACACGAAAGCAGGGCTGGCGAACCGGCAGACCCTGGCCAACCTGGCGACGCAGCTGAACACCCAGTACGACGCGTACGTGAAGCTGAACGGCGCCGGTGAGAGCGCCAATGAGGTCCTGCGGCGCAACCGGCAGAATTTCATCGAGGTCGCCACCAAAGCGAGTGGGTCGGCCGCCGCCGCGCGCCGCCTCGCCGACGACCTGATCGGCATCCCGGACCGCAAACCGAAACTCGAGCTGCTCGACAACGCCACCGGCAAGATCAACAACGTGATCAACCGGCTCGCCGCGGTCAAGAGCAAGACCGTCACGGTCAACATCGCGGTCAAGCAGTCCGGCGACGCGTCGGCGCTGCGCAAGCAGAACGCGCCGGCGTACAACGCCGCCTCGCCGATGAACCATCAGGCTGGGCCGGGCGGGCAGCACCGGACCGGCGGGCCGACACCGATCCGGCTCACCTCGAGCACGACCGTGCTGCTCGACGGCCGGCCGTTCGACACGAAGATCGAACAGGCGGTCACGGAGTCTGAGCAGCGCACCGCGTGGCGCCGCAGGGTGGGGGGGCGGTAGATGACCGGCACGTTGACCGTCACCGAACAGGATGTGTGGCCGCCCCGGCACCTGATCACCGCGACCGGGCTGAGTAACGCGTTCTACACGATCAACCGGGTGGTCGGCTCGACGCGGACCCCGATCCGCGGCGCCTACAACCAGTACATCTGGCCGCTGACCGTCGCGATCGTCATCGACGCGGAGTTCCCGTTCGAGGTCCCGTTCACCTACGAGCTCATCGAAGCCGGCGTCGTCACCGACACCGACGGCCCGTACACCATGACCCTGCCCGGCGGGAACGTCGCGATCACCGACGCGATCACCGGCCTCGCCGCCGAGGTCCAGATCGGCGCGATCGACGACCTCGCCGCGGACACCCAGGCAGCTGTCTACTCGGTGGACGGTCTGAACCGGACCGTCACGTCCCCGATGGGCCAGCCACAAACGGTCCTGGAGCTGTTCACCGCGACGCTGACCGCCCGGGACAACCTGCGGGACCTGACCCGCGGCGCCACACAGAACATCGTCCAGGTCCGCGGACCGCACCCGGACTACGACGCCGACGGCTACTACTGCCTGCTCGCCGCCCGCGAGCGGCGCTTCTCCCAGGACGGCTCCGACCCGCGCCGGATCACCTCGCTCACCCTCGCCCAGGTCGACGGCTGGCCGGTGTCGCTGCGCGCCGCCGGGTACACCTACCAGGACCTGGCCGACATCTACACCGGGCTCACCTACGCCGACCTGGACGCCGACTTCGCGACCTACCTCGCCCTGGCCCAAGCGGACCTCGGATGATCGACGTCTCCGATGAGGTAGCCGCGATCCTCACCTCGCGCACGTTCGTCATGTCGTGCCGGGCGTCGGTCACCCTGGCCGGGTCGATCCTCGCCGAGAATCTGCCGGTGACCGCCGGCGCAGAGGAGTTCGACGACAACCTCCGCGTGCCCGAGCGAGTCATGATCCGGATCCCTCAGGTCGTCGACGGTGTCGACCTGACCCCGACCGGCCCTGATTCGGCCCTGGCCCCGTACGGGCAGCGCCTGCACATCAAGATCGGCATCGGGGCGGCCGGCCGGGTCACCGAGTGGCTCGACCGCGGCGAGTTCCTCATCTGGCAGATCGAGCTCGCCGACACGGAGATCATCGTCACCGCGGTAGGCCTGCTCGCCCTGATCGACGAGGCCCGGTTCGTGACCGCGTGGCGCCCGACCGGCACCCTGGTGACGTCGCTGCGGACCCTCATCGAGCCCGCCCTGACCGCCGTGGTCGACGCGGACGTCACCGCCCTGGACCGGGCCGTACCCGCGGCCCTGAACGACGATGAGGACCGTTTGGCGGCGCTGCTGGCCACGCTGCAGGCGTTCCCCGCCCGCGGGCAGGTCTCCCCTACCGGATACCTGCAGGTACTGCCGGAGGACTACTACCCGGACGGCCCGAATCTCGACCGGTACAACTTCACCACCGCCGAGGGCGTCGCGCAGCACTTCGCGAACATCCTGGAGATCGGCGGCGCGATCACCCGGGAGGGCCTGCACAACACGGTCGTCGTCCGCGGGATGGCGGCCGCCGGCGACGGGTCGCAGGTGATGGGCGCGGTCTACGACAAAACCCCGGGCGGGGCGACGTCGCTGACCGGCCCGTTCAACCCGCTGCCGGTGCCGTTCTTCGCGTTCAACCCGCTGATGACCACGGCCGAGATGTGCCTGGCCGCGGCGGCGTCGATCCTGCGGCGCAAAGCCGCCGAGTCGTCGCAGCGGCTCAAGGTCACGTGCGTGCCCGACCCGCGGACCTGCGGCAACGACCTGGTCCACTACCGGCACGAGCCGTCCACCGATGAGGACCGGGAGATCAGGGCGGTGGTCGAACAGTTGACCCTGCCCTACACGTCCGGCTCCGGGCCGATGACGATCATCTTGCGCGAGGTGGACGGATGACCGGGTCCGCGCAGTCACGCCCTGGCGGTGTCGCGAGCTCGCCGACCCCGGGACAGTTCACCGGTGTCGCCACGGGTGCGAAGAGTTCCGGCCTGCTCGAGGTCAACGTCGGCGGTGTGCTGCGGACCGTCCGCGCCGCCCGCGACGTGACGTACGCGGCCGGCGACGTCGTCCTGGTGCACCGGTTCGGGCAGTTGTGGGCGGCTTCGGCCCGGCTCGGCACCGCAGCCGTGACGGAGATGCCTCCGACGTTCACGGACCTGGACCCGAACCCGACCGTCGTGACCGGTGACCTGACCGTCCTGGCCGAGTCGACCGGCACCTACCGGGCCGGAGGCTGGTCGATCAACGACAGCGTGCGGCAGGGAGAATACTGGGATTACGGGCTGAACACCGGGGCCGTCTTCTACGGCACGAAGGCCCGCTCGCTGACCGGCGCCACCGTCACCTCAGCGCGCCTGGAGCGGATCGCCCGGATCCGCGGCGACCATGCGTCGCTCGGCTCGACCCTGCGCCTGATCACGGAGTCGACCCGGCCGGCCGGCGCGCCAACGCTGACGTCGTCGACGGCCGGGCCGTCCACCGTCCGCGACGACTTCCCGATCTCTTTCACGATCCCGACGGCGTGGGCGCAAGCCATCGTCGACGGCACATCCGGCGGGATCGGCTTCTACGACGCCGACGGGGTCCCGTTCCTGGAATTCGCCGGCCGTAGCATCGACCCGACTGCGTTTACGCTGGTCATCGACTGGTCACGCTGATTGAAGGAGGCCCGCGTTGGGCACCACCGCGAATTACGCATGGCCGTACCCGGCCTCATCGGCGCCGGTCGAGGTCTGGTCCGACATCCAGGCCCTGGCGGTCGCCGCAGACAGCACCGTAAAGGGCCTGGCCGACGTCGTCGCCGGCATCAAATCGTGGACGACGTTCACGCCGACGCTGTTCAACAACCAGATCAGCGGGACCCCCGCCGCGGTCACGAAGACGGTCACTCGGGCCGGATACTGGCGACTCGGGACCGGCGCCGGGTCGATCATCATCGCGCAGGCCGAGGTGGTGCTCACCGCGGCGGCGGCGAACGGTCTGTCGATCGGACTGCCCGTGACCGCGTCCGAGCGGTGGCTGATGTGCGGGACCGCGGTTATCGCCGGCGCGTCCCCGCCGACCCAGGCCGGCCACGCCTACATGGGCGCCGCCCTGGACCGCCTGCACATCGTGTCGAACACGAACGCTTTCCAGTCCGCGGTGTCCGGCGACGGCGTCCGGTACCTGGCGATCTACAAGGCGGCGTCGTGAGGTCCGAGAGGGCCGAATGGCGTGAACGCCCGACCGTCGGGTACCCCACGGGCAACCGTGTCTTCTTCTTCGACCCGCCAGAACGAGGGACACGTGTCGATCATGGTGGGATGATGGAACCCGCTCTGAGCAGGGGGGACACTGTGCAACGACTGAAAGTCGACTCCACACCGCAGGCCATCGTCGTCTCGACCGGCATCGTCACCGTCGGCGCCCTCACAGGCTTTCTGGTGTGGTCCGGGTGGGACGCCGACACCATCGTCGGCATGGCCATCCTGGCCGCCGGCCTGTTCACCGGCCAGTACGCCACCACCCGCCGCGCGTCGGTCCTGGACGCCAAGCAGGACCAGCAGACCGTGAAGCTCGACACCGTGGTGCGCCAGACCAACGGCGAGCTGAAAGCCGTCGTCGGCGCCGCGGTGTCCGACGGCATCGCCCGCGGCATAGCGGCGGCGCACGCCGCGGAAGGGACCCGTCGTGGCTAGCTGGACCCTGATCCCGTGTCTCGGCGATGAGGGGCTGCGCGGCGAGTTCAACACGCTGAGCCCCGGCCGGGACAAGCGCTCCGACGGCTCGGTCGGCGACACCGCGCACGCCGGGACATCGTCGGACCACAACCCCGACGAGACCGGCAACACCCCGTACGAGGACTCCGACTCCAAGAACGAAGTCCACGCGATCGACGTCGACGCGTCCGGCCCGTGGCCGTCGCCGGCGACGTTCGACCTGATCGTCGACGACATCCGCAAGCGGTGCAAGAACGGCACCGAGCGGCGCCTGCACAACATCATCTGGAACCGGCAGATCGCCTCCGAATCCAACGGCTGGGTTTGGAAGCCGTACTCCGGGACCAGCGCGCACACCGAGCACGCCCACTTCAGCGCGTGCTACGAAACCGACCGGGAGAACGACACGTCGTCGTGGGGCCTGGTCGAGAAGTGGGGAGACATGGCACTGAGCAGCGACGACAAAAAGTGGATCGCCGCGGAGATCGCCAAGTGGGTCGGCGACGTCGTCCAGCGCTACGACGAGCAGGCCAACGAGATCCACGACTCCGACAACGACAACATGGCGGTGTCCAGCGCGCTGCAGTACCTCGCCCGGGACCTGATCCTCATGGATGACAAACTCGACGAGATCACGACCCGGCTCGACGAGATGACGCCGCCGCCGGAACCGGCCAAGGCCTCCGCCCCCGCGAAGCGGTCCGCCGCCGGGAAGTAGTACCGTCGCCGGGCGGGCCTCTCGTTGACGTGGAGGCCCGTCCAACCCAATACCGGCCCCGCGGGACCCGCGAAGTCGCACAGGTGTTGACCAGCAGGGACGACGACGAACCCCCCGCCCGGATCGGGCGGGGGGTTCGCTGCCGTACAGGGGGATTCCGGCGCGTCTACCCGGTATGACGACGGTCAGACTCACCCATCATATCGAGCAGTTGTACCAGATTGGCAGTATCTGGTAGATCATTGGCACGTTCCGCTACCGGCCACCGCCGGACCCGCCCAGGCCGGGCCCGCCCGTACGCGGCTGCACCGGCCTGCACTGAGGGCATGTCCGCGGGCGCAGCACCCGGCGCCGCCGGGCCCGCCGCGGCCGCCGGCGGCGCCGGCCGGTCACGCCCGAGCACCGGGCATCACCTCGGCCAGGGTGTACCTCTGGTGCGGGTCGTTGTTCAAACGCTCCAGGTCACCGTCCAGGTCGTCCCACGGACGCCGCGGCACCCGCATCGACTGACCCATCGGATACATGCCGACCCCGCCCTCCCGGTTCGCCGCGAGGTACTCCGCCGTGTGCCGCCCGGCCGGCTGCTCAGGGTTGCCGTGCTCCCGGACCAGCCATCCGACCCGGTGCCGCCGCCGGCTCACGCGGCGCCGACCGTCTTGTACCGTGCCCGCCACGCCCGCCCGCGCGCGCACGCGGGCAGGTGCCCGATCTGCGACCAGGGGTCGTTGGCGATCACGCAGTCCTGGTCGCAGGCAGGCAGGGTCCGCGCCCATCGATCTTCGTCCTCGGTGACCGCCCACACCCGCAGCACGTCCAGGACCGCGGTGCGGTCCGCGACGGCGTCACCGGTCCGGGCGACCAGACCGGCCGCCGCCTCCCAGATCCCGCCGCGGGTCCGCCCCTGCTGCTCCCGGTGCGCCTCCAACTCGAGGGCGGCCAGCGCCTGCACGTGCAGGCGCTCGGCAGACAGCGCGGTCGAGTGCCCGGACCGGCACCAGTCCAGCGCGATCAGGGCGGCGACGGACCAGTAGTGCTCAGCCTGCGCGTCGCTGTGCCCGCGCACCATGTCGAGCTCGACCTGCGACCGGCCCATGTCGATCATGCCCATCCCTCCGGCTCGTCGCCGCGGCGCTCCCGAGCCGTGTAGAGGACGTATTTGCACAGCGGCGCCGCCGGCGGCACGACGGTCACCCATCCCAGCCCGTTCGAGGTTTCCTTCGCGCCGGCGTGGCGGTCCGCGACGCCGAGCACGAGCCTCACGGACAGGGCCTGCTCGATGCCGGTCTGCAAACAAGACGCTTCGAACATGTCCGGCTCAGGCACGTCCGGATTGGCTTCGAGCCAATCGGCGAAGGCCCGGATGTTGGCGATGGCTGCCGCGCGCTGCGGGTCGTCGGATACGGATGGTGTGGTGGGGGTTACGTCTGACGTCGTCATGCCCTGACGTTAGACAAATTCACACCCCCATGTCAATATGTCTCTCATGAAAGATGTTCTTCGCGTACCCCGCGGCCCGTACCGGCCCCGCAAGGAACGCGCCACCGAAGTGCACAACCCGAGCACCTTCCCGCAGCCGAACCCGCAGCAATGGTGCGGCGCCCGCCCGGCAGCCCTGATGCTCCACGTCTCCGTCGGTCACCTCTACCGCCTGGTCGATGAGGGCGTCATCCACCAGTACCGACCCGAAGGCTCTCATCAGCTGTTCTGGATCCCTGAGCTCCAGGCCTACGACGGGAGGCGCCGTGCCCGAGCCTGAACCGGTCAACGACCCGGTCAACTGCAAGACCTGCAACAGGCCCACCCGCCGCGTCGTGCACGTCCTGGTCGACGGCACGGCAGACGCCGGCCCCTACGGCCGGGTCTGCGCCCGCCGCATCGTCCAGGCCTACACCCAGCTCGGCGTCGCCGCGACCCGCAGGTACGGCCGTGCCTAGCGCCACCCCCCGCCTGGACGTGTCGGCCAGCTGGCCGGTCCACACCTGCGGCTACCGGCACGCCCCGGTGATGGCCGGCCGCCCGTGCCCGCGGCCGGGCGTGTGGCTGGTCTCCGGCGAGCGCGTGGAGACCGGCCGGGCGTGCACGGTCACGCCGATCCTGCACGCACCAGGGGCCCGCAGATGACGCCGGCGGTAGACGAGCACTCCGCATGGCCCGGCCCGGACCCCGACGGTCCGCGTCCGACCGGCCGTGGCATGGACCCGTACCGGCCCGTCCTGGCCGCCTACCTCGCCGACCGGCGGCCACCGCCGCTCGACCGCCCGGATTGGTGGCTGACCACGCATACCGGTGTTCGCTTACAGCGTAAAAGGCCCTCGGAGCAGGGTCAGGTGACCGTGCACCGCATCGAGAAGGTGCTGCCCGCCCGGCCGTTCGAGGGCATGGACGGCGTCTACATCACCGGCTGCGGCCTGGCCGTACGCATCTGCCACTCCGAGCGCACCGCCCGGCCGGTCACCTGCGGCAGGCTCGGCTGCCCGACCGTGCCACAGAGACACGAACGGCCCGCCCCGGTTGTCACGCCGGTCGGGCCGTGCCATGGTGGTGCTCGCCAAACATCAACCAGGACTGACCGTACCGGAAACACGGTCGCTGTTCGAACCGGTAGAGATCCTCTTCAACTGGTGAAAAGCACGGCAGTCAACCGTGCAAGGGACAGGCAACCGCGGAGTCACGTAGCAACCGCGGGCGTCAGCGCACAGGGAACCACCGCTCCCGTCCGGCCCGACCGGGGTACGGGGAAGGCGGCATCGCCCTCGCTGACGCGCACAACGTCGCCGGCCCGCGCGGGCCGTCCCTCAGAAGGTGAACCCCGCGTACTGGAGTCGGCCGCGCCGGATCGTCAAGGCAGGCCCATGATCCCGCCCCGCAGAGGGGTGATGACCTGATGGCTCCCGACCCCTCGTGCGGCCTTCACTCAGGCAGCGCTGCTAGCCCATGGTGCCCGTCGCGGGGGGTCGGGTCAGGTCGTGGCAGCGCGCCCGACACATCCCGCCCTGGCAGCGTCGGTAATGCGCGCTGCGGTGAGCTCTGCGACCGGACTTCCGACCGTCGACACACTCGCCCCCACCCCTGTTGTCCGTAATGCGTCCGCGATCGCGCGCGCAAAACGGACACCAGGGGTGGGGTGCTTCCCACCAACCTCCCATCGACCCGCACCCGAAAGGTCTGACGTGGCACACGAAATCAAGATCCAACTACCCGCTGACATCGACTGGCCTCAGCGTTACCGGATGCTGCTGGACAACGCCTGGACCGCCGGCGTGGTCCAGGTCCCGGACCCCGCCGAGATGTCTGCCGCGCTCATGCTCGCCGAAGAGCTGCGGCAGGGCCTGGCCGCCGGCCTGCTCACCCCGCCCACCCCGCCCACCGCCGCGGAGCCGCAGCTGCTCCACCGCGTGCCGGACTGCGCCTGCCGGTACGCGGCCGGCGGCCGGATCATCAAGGCTGACACCCGATGCCTGCACGACATCCTGGAGCACCGCCCCGGGGACGGTCCGACCGGCGCCGGCGACGCCGACCTGATCGCGGCGGCGGCGCCCGCGCGACTGTGCGGGTGCCGGATCCGTCCGAATCCTCACCTGCACCCGCTCGAGGAGCTCGACGAGCCGAACGCAGAGCAGGCCGACCCGATCCCGAACCTGCGCACCTGCCGCTGCCCGGGCTGCACCGCCGGCCGCATCAGACGCGAACCCGAGTTGGTCAGCGAGCACGTCGTGCGCTTCGACTGATGGCCGGATGGTCCGGCGGCAGCACCAGGGCGTG